TTCCTGCTCCATTGTAAATTTGTTGACCGTATTAATGACACTATCTGATAATTTTTATCTAGTGCGATCGTATTAAAGCCTTTCATGATCCCTCCTAAATTGCCCCATAAAGTTTATTATAATAAATTGAAACATTCATAAGATTGCTTCCGGTGTCTGCGTCAAAAGAAATTTCAGAACTTCCAACCGGAAGCTCCATATCATCAAATGCTGATGTTCTATCACAGTGTCCTATAAAATTAACACCGTTCTTTTTTACCGTTGGTGGATTCTGTGTGAAATCAATAATAATAACATCATTTGCTTTCATATTATCCAGAACTCTGACATAGTTATCATTAATAATGATTTTAGGATTCACAACATCCCCATTTGCTGATATCACTGCTTTGCAGTATGTCTCTACATCTCCATCATTGTCGAGCAGCACTTTTTTAGCAAAATTGAATTTACCACCAGTGATTCCCTTTGGCGTGCCACTTGTTATACTGCACAAATATGGAAATCCACACATTCCGACCACAGAAGCAATATTTTTGCCAAAATTATCATAACTTTTAAAAAACGGATTTGGACTTAACAATGTAATGCTCATTTCCATCGCCCGGTTTACATTTTGAGATGGAATGCTAAATTTATAAATTTTACCTTCCACCCATCTGGTGATGCCCATGTATGTTATATACATTTTGTAATCGAATTTCGGGTTAAAAAATGATATTGCACTCTTCCTCAAAGCATCATTCAGATATGGATTTCGTGAAATAGCAGTCACAGTCCTATCTTTCGGAGCAATTCTGTCAGAGACAATGATCCCGCCATCTCCCACGGCATTATCTACCGTGGTGATGTCGTTTTCATATGAACCAAATCCATCTAAACCTTTTGATGGAATTTTCCAATCTGTTCCATCTATTAAAAATTCTCTCTCATCACTTCTCACAAAGCGAATACACACTTTAGTATCCATACGCGCCCCTCATTAATCCCTGTTTACTTTCAACTCTTACTGCTCTTGCAAGCTCGTCAGGTGTTGAAATCTGCTGATTAACATTAATTGTCTGATTGAAGTTTCCTAATCCGGTGCCAACACCATTACCACCCGACATTCCAGCACTTACCGTTGAAATGCTTGCATTAATGTTCTTTGTAATACCGTCTGTGCTCATAAGATCCTGTATACCATCATCAAAACCAGCAACACACATCTCGCCAAGATATTTAAACTTACGCGATGGTGAATGGATTCCAAGGGCATCTTTTGCAGCATTAAACAGATTTGTCGCAAGATTTTTTACATTTCCGGTCAACCAATCCCAGCCCGCTTGTATTCCGCTCCAAATTCCATCAATAATATTCTTACCGATGCTGCCCCAATCCATCTCTTTAAATGAATTTACAAGGCTAGTAAACAATTTCGGTACGGCTGCCAACAATTTTGCCGTGTTTGTAATCATAAATTCTGCCAATTTTACAAGGATATGAACAGCAGCCTTTAGTAACTGCGGTGCATTTGAAATTAATGCCGATACCAACCGTGCAATGATAATTGGTGCAGCCTCTAACAATTTTGGAAGTGCATTTAAAATTCCATCCACCAACGAAACCAGCAAATTAATACCAGCCGTGATTATATTCGTCAGTGTACCAGGTTCTGTTATCGCCATTGCTAACGATATCACAGCATCAACCCCGGCAGATAATAAATCTGGCAGTTTTTCTGCTATACCATTCACAAGATTAAGCAATATCTCACTACCACTGCTAAACACAGAATCCGCATTATCGGTGATTCCTGATATCAATGTTGTGATTATGTTATAAGCAGCCTCTCCGAGCGTTGGAAGCAGTGATAAAATTCCCTCTGAAAGCGTATTAAGAATTTCTGCCCCACCACTCAAAAGTTCCGGTAAATTTTCGTTCAAGCCAGTTATAATAGATGAAACCATGTTTACACCAGACTGTATTAAATCTGGCAGAACATCAGTCGCCAATTCCGGGATTCGATCAATAATAATCGGAACTAATTCTTCAACAAGAGTTCCAACACCATCCAGAGCCGTTTCTACTCGTGGTAATATATTTTCTGCTACAGTTCCAACCGAATCAACAAAATCTTCTACAAGTTGGTCAAAATTCTGATTGTCATCAGCAACACCGACAAGCAGATTCTGCCATGATGCTTTCATGGCACCTACACTACCTTGAATCGTGGTGCTTGCTTCCTTTGCAGTTGTTCCCGTAATGCCTAATTCGTCCTGAATCACATGGATTGCTGAATAAACATCGCTTAAACTGTCCAGATCGTACTCAACGCCTGACAAGGCTGTTGCATCTGCAAGAAGCCGTTCCATCTCTGACTTCGTACCACCGTATCCCAGCTTCAAGTTGTCCAGCATCGTGTAATTCTGTTTTGCAAATCCTTGATAAGCATTCTGGATGGATTCCATCGAAGTTCCCATCTTATTTGCATTATCAGCCATATCAATAACTGCCTGATCTGCTATTTGAGCCGCTTCAAGTTCATCTGTTGTACTCTGCTTTAAAGATGCAGCAAAACCGGAAACTGTATCCATATACTCATTAGCAGATAGACCGGCTGTTTTATATGCCTTGGAAGCGTTATCCATGACCTCATTTTGTGCGATCATAAGCTTTCCATATTCTTCTCGCACTTCATTTACACTTTTTCCAACACTATCTGCATAATCCCATACGCTCTGGCCACCAGCTCCAAATAAAGTCTCGACACCGCCTACAAGCTGTTCATAATCTGCATAGGCATTAACCGCGGCCGTTCCGATTGCAGCAATCCCTCCGGCCGCCGCTGTAACTCCGGCAGTTATTCCGGCAGTAATTGTTTTCATGCCATTGACTGTTATGCCGCCCAGTGCACTGACGCCCTTTTTAAATCCATCTGTTAATAATTTTGTGTCAAAAACTAAAGATCCATCAGACCTTCACTGGTTCACCTCACATTCTTCTAGTTAAAAAGATTACTGAATTTTTCATCCTCCTCCAACTCAGCTTCTGTTTTCCTATCAATTTCCCATGCTCTACGCATTTCAGAATATATATCTCTATCTTTATCCTGATTCTTCTCATAACAGCGATATCCCATGACTTCACGCAGCCTCGTGCTGTCATTAAGTCCTCGTATCAAAGCCAAAAACTTATGCCAGTGCAATTCGTCCACTTCAAATAAATCAATGCCGTATTGACCTAAAACTGCACTGTATATGAGATCACTATCAAGTTCATAATCCAATGTGATTACGTTTCGATGATAAATATCCCTTGGCAATGGCGTTTCCGGTCTTGAAAAACCAAATAATTCATTCAAATTACAATTCGCCGGCATTTCATTTTTAAATAAATACGAAACATCGATATTTTCTCCACGCTTCAGCTTTGTAACTTCGATTTCAAATCGCATCCAGACACGAAAATCTGTATATATAGAAAAATCACTACCGCCCACTCTGACGGTGTTTGGTAGTGATTTTCTTGTTAGATCAAGCATTGGCTGCACCCGGAAGATTAGCCATTGCTGTTGCGCTGTTTACCAGATTATTAATTTTATCAATCTGCGCCGAATTTAAAGTTGCTCTCATTTTCTCCATCTTATAATCATTTAAAGGCTTATTATAAGCATCATTGATTTTCAGTACCGTGATGGATAAATCCGACAGATCGATTTCATCCAGATTATCCGATTCCAAAATCTCTTTTGCATTCGCCTCACCCAGAATATCTTTTACAAATTCATGCAATTTTTCAAATTTCTGTCTTGCCTTGATGTTAAGATTGTCCACTTTCAAAACTTCATCCAGCTTATTCATAACCGAAACTGTCTTTTTCGGTAAATCATAGCTTCTACTGTTAATAATTACTGTATAATCCATAAATCCTCCTAAGTCGCGCTATCCGCGGTATATGTCGGTACTCCATCGCTAACCGTAACAGTACCTCGATCAATGTGGTTAATTGAAAAACTAAAATAAATCTTCTCTGCAACGGAATCAAAATGATCCAGCGTTAAAGTTGCTTTTGTTTTCCATGCCCTGAATTTAGGTGTTCCTTCTGATCCAATGTTTCCATCAAATACAATAAGCAGATCTTTTTTCACGTCCTCACCAGTCGGCAAGTTGAAAAACATATCATACAGATAATCAAATGCCGCATCTCCCTTGTTTGCCTGTAACTCCTGCGCAAGTGATGGTTTGTAGTATTTAATATCTGTTGTTGGGATTTCATCCTCAATAAAATCGTTATCCTCGGTCTGTGCGTTCAAAACCAAGTCAAATACTGTGGATTTTCCAATTCTCGCCCACGAAGGTGTTAATACCGATGTCTCGGCAGTGTTCAAAAATGGAATAGTTCTATGTTTTTTTAATCTTGTTAATTCTGCCCTTATGATACCTCTCTTTCTCGTAAATAAGTGATGGACAACGCCATCTGATATAATGTATCTTTGTCACTGGCTTCCATCGGATATGGATTTCCAGTAATGGAAAATCTGGTCACTGTTCTATTTTTATCAAGTGCTGGAAATGCATATGTGTAAGAGAAATCATCCGCCCAATATGTTAAATCTTCCAACCATTCATCAGATTCTTTTCTCTCTGACCTGGATCCGGTTGACTGGCGCGCCATAAAATTATAATATTCTGTAATCTCACAGCTACCGTCATTCATTTCCCTTAATTCTCTGGATGGTGATTTAAAAAGACCATACTGATCGGACCCGTCTGATACATGGTTCATATCAATTGATAAACCCTCATAATTGCTAAGCAATTTTACAATGTATTGTGAGATAGTCATCTTAGCCTCCATTTGCAATTTTCTTGGCACCTTCAAGAATTTGATTTTTATATTGCTGCTTCATTCGGTCGAACCAATAATTTCCACGTTCCGGTGCTTCGTGGAAATTTGCTGGCATATAATACCATCGTCTAGCATATGGTGTGCGATACTTAATCTGTCCGCTTCCAATCTGCGTATTTAAGTGACCGGATTCAATTAAAATATTCTCTCTCTTTGGCACCTTCGGCTCACATAACCGGAGACATTCAGAATCAATAAACTGTTGCACTCTTCCATTCTCTTCAAGTCCCCGTTTTTTTATCGCGGCAGAAATATCGCAGATAAATTTAAACATATTAGGCATTACGCCACCACCACCTTAATATTTTTGCAAAAATCCCGATTGGAATTATCGTTTACAGACTGTATCGTTCCTGATTTTGGATATCTCTTCATCAGATCAGAAATCCTTTGCCCTTTGACATCCTCTATAACGTCCTCAACTTCTCCATATACAAGGCAATCCTCCTCATTATAGGAATTAAGCGATAAGCCATTGTAAGTCCCAACAGGAAACGTCACAGACGCATACCGTGCAATGCTGATTTTACCATTTTCATTTTTCTTTTCAGTTTTATCAGACCACTGTACACCTTTTACAACGGTTCGTTTCCACTCAGAATCAGAAATTTTGTTGTAAATCGTTACTGTATCCGTAAATAATCCACTCATAATGCACCTGCCAGTCCTGTACCAGAAAGACCGCTTCTTGTAATCGATAGAAGCTGCACTTCTTTCTCTGCTACCGTTGTGATCTTATACGATTCTGAATACCCGTCATTGCTTACAGACGAAACTCCTGTTCCCATCCCAGTAGATTCCTGCATATAAAGTGCATTTATCAGATCACAGACGGTATTCTGTATCTGCACATGCACCTGCTTCTGAAAGTACGTTGCCGATGCTTCGTCATAAGTATCTTCAAACTTTCTCGCCCTCATATTGGTATGTACATCCAGTTTAGCAGATGCTTTTTGCAGAAATGCTGGAAAATCATCTTCCGGAACATTCGTATAAAGGGAGCTGTAATGCTCCCAATCAATATAAGGCATATCAAGCTCCCTCTCTTTCCTTAGGCAGTTTTGCCTAATAATTTAATTCCTTTCAGCACACCAGCCATTTTGCTGTTTTTAAGTACTGCTCCAGCGATCAACTCGACTTCCCCTGTCTTTACAGCTCCTGGTGCCTGTAAATCTGGAAGATACGTCTTGAGCATCTTGCTTCCATCTACGGAAATTCCGTGGAATGCATCAAGTCCAAGTTTTGCTGCATAAATATCAGTTGTACCATACGCCTCTGAACCAGGTGTCGACGTAGAAACAACATCTTCTGTAGTAGAACCGTTGTAATACTGTCCTGCATCCATAAGAATAATTCCATTGTATGTCTCTACAGTTCTACCGAAATCATCCTTATTTCTGTCATAATATCCTGCTCTACGTGCCGCGGACTTCACCTTTGTAAGCATCTTACTATTCATCATTAACACATCTGGTTTTGCAGCCAATAATGCAATGAATGTATCTAATTCATCAAGCAATGCGTTGTAATTGCTGTCTAATAATGCAGATGTTGAAATGTCAATATCAGTTGTCATCTCGGTTGATTTTCCAGTTAAAATCTTTTTAAGTCCGTCAAAGGTATTAGGTACATATCCTGTACCAGAGGATGCAGACGTTCCATTAATGACCAAATTGTGGAAGTAATTCGCTCCCGCCTTTGTTTTCTCTTTAATCTGGAAATCCATCTCATTAATAGCACCAGATGTCTGTGCGATCACACGGTCAATCTTGAATGAGCCACCAAGGATTACCGGGCTTGCTGTGCATTTGGTTCTCTTTGCTTCGTTTGGTGAATACTCAGAATTAATCTGACGTACCGATGCGGTAGATGGTGTCTCTAATCTCTGATATCCATATACCAGATTGCTACCGCCTGTTGGTGAAATGGTATCATCAAATGTCAGTTTATCGAGCAGGATGGACGCTCTTCTAAATTCATCAATCACATTCTGTTCTACTTTGTCTGCATAACCGACTTTTGCTTCTTCTAATGTTAATGCCATGATTCATTCTCCTTTACTGTTTATACTTTTCTTTTAATGCGTCCATCAGAGAAGAAACTCCTTCATCAGGTGTCTTTTTCACTCCCCCGATAAGATCAACTTTTCCTGCCGGTTTCGGTTCCGGCTCACCGAACAGCATTTTGCTGTCCTCTGCTTCCGTCAATGTCTTGATTGCTGCTGCAATGTCCTCTTTCTGATTTTTTGATGCTTTCAAGACATCAACATCCAAAAGAGCAGTGATCGCCTTAGCATTCTTACCATTTGCAGATGCAATACTCTCTTTGAGAAGATCATTGAAATCACGATCCGCAATCTCCTGCTGATGCGTTGCATCTTTTGTCTTAATGTCTTTCTCAAGATCTTTAATTTTCTGCTTCATTCCGCTCACATCGGCATCCTTAAACTCCTCAAGATCCTTTTTCAGATCCTTGATGGTTGTTTCCTGTGTCGCGGTTTTAGTCTTCTCAGCAGTCAGATCTGCCTGTGTTGTTTCCAGATCTTTCTGAACCGGATCAAGCTCCGCATGATGCGTGTCCAATACTTTATCGATCTGTTCTTTCGTCATGCCAAGTGCTTCTAATTCTTCTCTCTTCATTACTTCTATCTCCTTTAACGATGATTTATTTAACGTGGGAGAATCACCCACAGATAATTGCGGACAGTGGATTTGAACCACCACTACTGGCTAAGGAAACCAGTATGCTGCCATTACATCAATCCGCGGCATTAAAAAGAGCCAATCAATCAAGTCCTAATTTAAGACTTGACTAATCGGCTCTAATCATCGGCACTATAGTTATTAAACTTTCTCGTTTGCAGTGCTTGCATTTGCACGGCAAATTTTTAACCTCGGTATCTTTATTGATTGCCAAAAGGTGGCTTCCACACTTTGGACAAGGATACCAGATAAATCTACTAGGATTCAATATATCACCCCTAGTGATATTATATAACACTTTTTGCATGTTAGCAACTTGATTTGTTGTTTTTATTGCGAATAGTGCTAATTATATTGGAACAACTTTTGCATTTTCCCACATATCAAAATCTTTCTCATCTATAGTATTAAACAGATATGGTTCATCTCCATTTTTCGGAATGCACACCTTGGATGTTCCATAGCATGCATTCTTACATTTACCGGCAAATAACCAACTTTCGTTATTTTCCCTGGTTTCTCTGATGCCTGCATAATCATTTTCTAAAAAGAATTTATTTGCAGTTTTATATGCTGTTTTCATATCTACCATGCAATCACTCCTTTTCACAAGCATTTACACCTCTTTGAGAGATAATGGCATTATCAATTCTAAAAAACAAAGTATTATCATATTCTTGCCTTGTGGCTTCATTTTTATTATAATATTTGCCTACCTGAACGTCAAGAAATTGAACATTTCCGTCATTGTTTTCTGCAATTATTGCATGTCCATCTCCTGTATTAGCGTTTTTCAAACACACAC